GAGCCTCCTATGTAACGCTTTTTGCGGATATTTTTTTGTATATTTTTTGTATGTTTTACTTGACACGTCGCCCGTAGTCCTTCATACTCCGCGCATGAAAACTATGAATCAATACAAGCAAGACGAGCGCGATCGCAAGCGAGCCGCGGGCATGGTGTGTGTGCAGGAGTGGGTGCCCCGCGACTACGCGCCAAGACTGAAGGCGCTCGCCACGCGGTTGCGTAGTACGTCGTACCTAGCGCATAACCCCGAGAACATAGACGAGTGCCCCATAATATGCTAACTGAACGCCAGAGATATGCGGAGAGGCTGCTGCACCTCATAGAGGCGCACCGAGAGCTGGGTGTGGAACCCGCAGAGGTCCACTTGACGGTGGCGGACTGCGAAGAGCTAGGCCCGCGGTACATAGTCACCAAGAGCGGCGTGAGGACCTTCAGCGGCGTGCCCGTTGTGATTGAACATGTTCACTAAAACTGAAACAGCGACGATACTGCTGTTCCCCGAGGTAGACGCGCTCGAGGCGCTCACCACTGCGCTCTACGACGTTATCGGCGAGTTCGAGGGCAAGGTCTCGGTGTGCGAGATGCTTGGTATTTTGCGGCTGCTGTCAGATGAGATTAGCGAGGAAGCCCGCAGTGACGATTGAGAAACCTAAGCGTAAAGGCTCCGCGATGCTGAACCCGAGGCAAGAAGCTTTCGTGGAGGCCATCATGGAGAATCACAATCCGGCCGCCGCCGCTGAGATTGCCGGGATACAGAACGGCTCAGCGGTGCTGAGGTCCGAGAAGGTGAGGACAGAGATCGCCGTGGCACGTGCTGAGATATCGAACTTGACCACACTGAAGAGGCTGGACATAGTGAGCGGCATCATGGACGGTATCGGCGTGGCGCGCATGACGAGCGACGGCGGTAATATGATCCGCGGCTGGGTTGAGATAGGCAAGTTCCTCGGTCTCGCAGTACCTGAGGTGAAGAAAATCGAGCTCACGATAAATCAGGCCAGGCTGCGCTCGCACTACGAGGCGCTTAGTGACGAAGACCTGCTGCGTATCGCCGAGGGGAACGTCATAGAGGGGGAGGCAGTCCGTGAGCTCTAAAGTGTGCCCCGGCTGTGGCGAGGATAAGCCCCGTTCGTCATTCGCGAATACCGAATTGTGCAAGTTCTGCCGGGCGGACGGAACCAGTGCAAAACCTCCTCCGGAAACCCTAGTTGACGAGCCCCCCGCGGCCGAGGACCAGTTTCCGCAGGTTGAGCTGGACTATACCGCGCCGGCGCAGAAGGAAATCGCCTCTAGGATCCTCGCCCGGCGCTCTTTGCTCGCATTTATTCAGCGCTTCAAGCCTAAATATCAGGCCGGGTGGGTCCACGCGGACATCTGCCGCCGGCTTGAGCGGTTCTTGAAGGCCGTGGAGGCCGGTCAAAGCCCGCGGCTACTACTACTTTGCCCGCCGCGTGCCGGTAAGAGCGAGATTGGCTCTCGGCACTTCGCTCCTTGGGTGTTGGGGCAGCACCCAGACTGGGAGATTATCGCTGCGTCGCACTCGGGCAGCCTCACTATGAGCTTTTCACGGTATATTCGTGACTTAGTACGAGACCCGTCGTACATCGCGCTGTTTCCGAGGACCATAATTGACCCGAACAGCCAGTCGGTGGAGAACTGGAACATCCTACATGGCGGGGGGTACCTCGCGGCGTCGGTTGGCACTGGTATAACCGGTCGTGGCGCCCACGTCCTGCTGCTGGATGACTTAGTCCGAGACCAGGAGGCCGCGGATAGCCAGCATCAGCGCGACGCTCTATGGGAGTGGTACATCTCGACGGCGTACACACGCTTAGCACCCGGTGGCGGCGTGCTGGGTATCATGACCTGGTGGGCGGAAGACGACTGGGCCGGCCGTATACAGCAGACTATGGCGAGCGGCGACGGGGACCAGTTCGAGATCGTGAAGTATCCGGCCATAAACGAGATTGGCGACGAGTACATCCTCGCGGACGACACCATCGTCGAGATACCGCCCGGAGCTACTGCGCCCGAGGGCGCGCGTATGACGCGCCCGCACGGTACAGCCATACACCCCGAGCGGTACACGACGGAGTCCATGCTACGTATTAAGCGCAACGCCATAGCCGCGGGCCTGAAGCGTACGTGGGACTCGCTGTACCAGCAGAACCCACTGCCAGACGAAGGTATTTACTTCGCTAAAGACATGTTTCGCTATTACGTGCACCAGCCGGATCGTGTGGGCCGGTTTATTTATCAAGCATGGGACTTTGCTATTACCGAGAAGACCGAAAGTGACTGGACGGTCGGCGCGACAATACTCCAGGATGAATATGACAACATTTATTTGCTAGATGTGATACGCTTTCGCAGTGGCGACGGTAATAGTATAATTGAGAGCATCATCGACTACGCTTTAGAGCACAAAGCGAACCTCCTCGGCTTCGAGGATGGTCAGATTTGGAAGTCTCTGAAGGCGCAGTTTGAGAAGCGGTGCAAAGAGCGGAAGTTTTACCCGTCGTACGAAACTCTAGTACCACTCTCGGACAAGATGGTGCGAGCCAACCCGCTAAAGGGCCGTATGCAGCTCGGTAAGGTGTACTTCCCGAGCGAAGTTCCGTGGTTCTCCACGTTGCAGAAAGAAATGCTGCGGTTCCCCGCCGGGAAGCACGACGATCAGGTGGACGCGCTGTCTTGGGCAATTCGGTTGACGTTGTCGAAGAGTGCGCCTAGGTTGAAGGAGCCCAAGAAGCTAAAATCTTGGCGCGACGCACTAAGTGCTATGATGGGCGGCAAGAGTGGTGGACATATGTCCGCATAGATGTTAGGCTCACACGAATGAAAGAAAAAACCTATGCCAGTTAATACAACGTTAGCGAATGAACAATTCACGCGCTTCGTATACATGCGCGACCAGGGCCACCTCAAGTTTCTGACGAAGGCAGGTAAGTGTGAGAACTTCGTCGCGGGGAATCAATGGGCGCAGGAAGATCTCGACGCGCTACGTGCTCAGAAGCGGCCAGCGCTGACTATAAATAAGATTCTTTCTACACTTTCCACCATCCTCGGCGAGCAGGTCAACAACCGCTCAGAGACTTTGTTCCGCCCAGCCGCCGGCGCCAGCCCGGAGATCGCAGAAGCACTCACGAAAGTATTCCAACAGATTTCTCAGAACAACCAGCTACCGTGGGTGCGCTCAGAGTGGTTCGCCGACGGGCTCATACGCTCGCGTGGCTTCATTGACGCGCGGCTAGACTTCACCGACAGTATGCAGGGCGAAGTGCGTATTACGAACGTGAACAGCAAGAACGTGCTCATAGACCCAGACGCGGACCAGTACGACCCAGACGCATGGATGGATGTATTCACCAGCAAATGGATGACACCACAGGACATCACCACGTTGTACTCAGAGGAAGACGCGGAGATACTGAAGAATAGAGAGGGCAGCGCGTTTACCTTTGGCGCCGACAGCCTAGAGCGTAGCCGCGACCGCTTCGGCGGTGTACTTATAACCGCTGGTAATTACGACAACAGAGAACCCCACGGAGTCAACCGCAACATACGCGTGTTGGACCGACAGTACCGCCGCCTAGATAAGCAGCTGCACTTCGTAGATGTCAAGACGGGCGACATGCGCGCCGTCCCAACTTCGTGGGATCGTAATAAGATTGCCTCAGTGATAGAGAAAGCGCAAGGGCAGCTCAGCACAACGAAGAAACTTATCAAGCGCGTGCGCTGGTGCGTGACGGCGGATGACGTAGTACTTCACGATGACTGGAGTCCATACAAACACTTCACTCTGATACCCTACTTCCCGCTGTTTCGCTACGGCGACACTATTGGCATAGTGGAGAACTTACTTGGCAGCCAAGAGCTGCTGAACAAGACTAGCAGCCAGGAGCTGCACGTTATTAACACATCGGCGAACAGCGGCTGGAAAATCAAGACCGGCGCGCTGAAGAACATGAGCATAGAGGAACTGGAGCAGTCCGGCGCCACTACGGGCTTAGTGCTAGAGCTGGACGACGTGAAGGGTGCTGAGAAGATTCTACCCAACGCCACGCCGCAGGGACTCGACCGCGTGTCGTACAAGGCCGAGGAGCACATCAAGACTATTTCCGGCGTGTCGGACAGTCAGCAGGGCTTCGACCGCGAGGACGTGGCGGCGAAGGCTATTCAGTACAAGCAGCAGGCCGGAGCCACAGCACGTAGCAAGATGCTCGACAGCCTCGAGCGTAGTGACTGGCTCTTAGCACGTAACGTGTTGGACCTCGTGCAGGAGTACTATACGGAGGAAAGGCTGGTCTCTGTGCTCCACTCGGACTTGCTGCGCGAGCCAGAAACTATTACTGTGAACCAGATGGACCCAGCGACGGGCGAGATAACGAACGACCTGACGCTGGGCGAGTATGACATCGTTATCACGAGCACACCGTTTAGGGCTACGCTCGAGGATAGTCAGTTCGAGCAGGCTATGGCTATGAGGGAGCGCGGTATACAGATACCGGATGACTACATCGTAGAGAACAGCCGCTTGACGAGGAAGGCGGACCTCGTGAAGCGCCTGCAGGGCGACAGTGAGAGCCCAGAGGCTCAGAAGGCCGCCGCGCTGAAGGACCGTATGGAAGAGGCTACGGTCGTGAAGCTGGAGGCAGAGGCTATGGCGCAACAGGCCGCAGCGAAGCTCAGTGCGGCCAAGGCTGAGCGCGAGCTGGCGCTGATAGGGGTAGACCAGGCCAAGGTGCAGATCGACGCTCAGGCGGCCGCTAGCGCACCGGGCGCGGACCCCGGCGTGGAGCAAGCAGCCGCGCAGCAGGAGATGGACTTGCAGGTAGATAAACACAACCACGAGAAAGATCTAGCTGAGAGGAAGTTTGAGTTGGAGAAGGACAAGCACGAACATACTAAGCAGTTGGCTACAGAGAAGCAGCAGTTCCAGGAGGAGACCGACAGAGCGTCGGCATTCGCTAAGCAGGACACAACCAAAGGAGAATAGCATGGCAGCAGTAGATCGTGGTGATACCACCGATGCAGTAGTCATAGACGCACCCGTAGACGACGCAGCGGCAGTAGTCGCGGCGGAAGCGCTAGTTGCAGCAGTGGCGACTGACGACCCGGCGAGCGACGCGGTAGGGAAGTTTACTAAGAAGGAAAAAGAAGCGGACGCAGAGCCGACCATACCCAAGAGCCGCTTCGACGAGCAGATAGCTAAGGAGCGCGAGCGTGCAGACGTGGCAGAGCGCCGCACCGCGGAGGTAGAAGCTACCGTCGGGCGTGTGAACGCAGACGCCGGCATTAAGCAGTTGGGGGTAGACCTGCTCGAGCTGCGTAAGCAAGAACGCGCAGCGGTGCTGGATAACGACGAAGAGAAAGCTGCGCAGCTGTCGGCTAAGGCAGACCAGCTGAATCAGGAGATTGCTATCGCGAAGGCCGGGGCGTACTCCGCGCAGGGCAGCGCGCAGGCCACGGAGGACATGCGCATGGAGATGACTATCGAGCGTATGGAAGAGAAGTACCCGGACTTGGTTATTGGGGCTGAGAAGTACAACCAGGATACGGTGAACGACATCATCGACAAGCAGACCGGCTACATGACGCGCGAGCGGCTGTCGCCGAGCAAGGCGCTGGCCAAGGCGGTTGAGTACGTGATGGGGCGCCAGGTAGCTCCAGTCGTGCCAGACGTGAAGACTGGGCTGGCCGCCGCCGCTACCGGTGCAGACCGCAAGGGTGAGGCGGTCGCGAGGAACCTCGCTGTCGCATCGCAGCAGCCCGCCAGCATGAAAGATTCCGGTATGGACTCGGACAAGGCAGGCCAGATGCGCGAGACTCCGGACGCGAAGGCGCTGACCTTCGAGGAGTTCGAGGCGCTGCCCGCCGCGACGAAGTCAAAGATGCGTGGAGACTTCTTAGTCGCTGCGTAGAAAGTTGTAATGCGGCGGACTCTGTGATAGAGTCTGCCGTAACGAAACCCTGATAGGCGGTTTGTAGCCCATCGCTCGCACGCAGCCGCGACACAGCTGCCGGTTCGACACCGTAAAAAGCCGTTTCCTCGAAATTTGCCGTCGACACAGGCAGACGCTGGTACCGCGAGAGCGTGCTATAGGAAACGTCAACTTTTTATTGGAGAAATATTATGGCACTAACGAACTTTGCACTGCTCACTGATGAGCAAAAAACAATCTGGTCCAAGGAAATGTGGAGCCAGGCCCGCAACACATCTTTCATCAACTCGTTCATGGGTAACGGCAGCAATGCCCTCGTCCAGCACCGGCGTGTCGTATGACAACAAGAACTCCGGCGGTCTTCGCGTAGGTTCTGATTTGGTTAACCTGGAGTTCGCTGCAGACGTCACCGCACCGACCGCTAAGCGTTACGCGCGTTGGAACGGCGCGGATAAAGCGTTGGAGTTTGGTGTTGGCACCTCCGATGTAGCCGTCACAGATATGCCGGCTTGGGAGATGTTTGTCCAGGCTAAGGCATACGCTAAAGACAACTACATGCGTGGTATCAAGGAGAAGGGCGGAGAAGAAACTTTCCACGCGTTCCTGTCCCCCACCGCCATGATGCGTCTGAAGCTGGACCCAACCTACGTGCTGAACCTGCGTCATGCGCAGCAACGCGACAAGGATAACCCCTTGTTCACCGGCACCACTACTAAGATAGATGGTATCTATCTGCACGAGTTCCGCCACGTTATCAACACCCGTCTGGCCGCTGGTGGCGACAAGTGGGGTGCTGAAGGCGCAGTTGACGGTTGTCAGGTGCTGTTCTGCGGCGCGCAGGCAATGGGTATGGCCGACATCGGCGATGCTACATGGGTCGAGAAAGATTTCGACTATGCCAATCAGCCGGGTATCTCTACTGGTAAGATCGTAGGCTTCTTGAAGCCTAAGTTCCACACCCAGTATAGCGGCAACACCGTGGAAGATCACGGCGTAATGAGCTTGTACACAGCTCAGTAGTAGTTTGACTCGCCCTCCCTACGGGGAGGGCCCATATTCTAGGAGAAACATCATGGCACTAAAATCCAAAGCGCGGTCTGCGCAGTATCCGTTGGTTCAGGAGTACGTGTTTAACTTTAATGACACTATGATAGACGCTGATGGAGCCACGAAGAGCTTCTCGGTTCACACCGACGACCCAGTGTTCGAAGTGTTCAGCCTGCCGTACGGCGTGGTAGTCCGCGGGGGCTCCGTAAGCGTAGAAGTTGCTTATATTGGCCCTCCGGTCGCTACGCTATCGCTTGGAGACAGTGGTGATGCAACGCGTTTCGCAGACGCGGTCGACCTCACGACTGTAGGCCGCACGGCGCTGACGCTTCCTGTAAATGTACTCAGCGGGCTCAACACATTCGGTACTATGGTCTTGGCTGGTTTGGCCGAAGTGCCCGGCATCGGGGATCCTCCCGAAGGTGGAAGCCCAGCGGTCCCCGCAGCGAACGCTACTGCCGGCCGAGTGCGCTTGAGCATCGAGTACACCATCGAGGGCCGCCACAACGAAGTACAGAGCACGTAACACGCCGAACCTGACCGGGGCAACGGTGTCTCGGTCTTTTTTAGGAGATATAAATGCCGCAACTCGTATTAAGCCGAAACTTTACGTTGGCCACAAAACGCGGTCATATGATTACATTCAAGAAAGGTCAGCCCACGTGGGTGCCCCCGTCGTGTGTACACGACGCAGCTGCTATCGGTGCTGAGGATATCAACGGAAAGGTAGACCCCCTCGGTGCCGAAGCGGGGGTAGTCATACCATTGTCCGCCGCCGAGAGAAATGGGCAGATAAACGCCGCACTCAGTAAGCTGGTGGCGCGCAACGAGCGCGAGGACTTTACTGGCAGCGGCGCTCCGAACAGAGCTGTGCTGAACAATATGCTCGGCTTTAGAGTGGATAAGAAAGAGCTCGAAACCTTGTGGGGCGCGCACCGTATAGCGAAAGGTTCTGAGTGATATCCGACGAACTATATGACGCATTTCGCTCAGATGTAGTCGACACGGCGAAGCCGTATCTATGGAGCGAGGACGAGGTCTGGCGCTACATGAACGAGGCCTACCGGATGTTCGTGCGGCTAACTGGCGGCATTCCGGACTTCACGTCGGCCGTAACGCAGGTGCCCATCGTTGCAGGAGAGGCGCTCGGAGAACTTAGCCCGTCGCTTCTTCGCATCATGAGCGCGCGCCGCGCGTCGGACGGCGCAGACATTAAGATAATTAATTTTAACGAACTGTCGGCCGCGAACGGCAGCGACTACGGTATAGCGCAGTCGCAGTGGGCGGACAACACTCCCGGCCCCGTGCGTAGCATGATGATCGGTGCGGAACGGAACAAAGCGCGGTGGGTAATGGTGCCAGTAGTGGATGACATCGCTCAGCTCGTAGTTTATCGCACGCCGGCAAAGAACATTACTGGTAGCGGCCAGAAGCTTGTAGATGTCAACGAAGACCATCACTTTAACCTACTGTCATGGATGCGCCACCTCGCGTACCAGAAGCAAGATGCGGAGACCTTCAACAGGGCCAAGAGCGTAGAGCAGGGTGATATATTTCGCGGGTATTGTGCTTTCGTGAAGAGCGAGGCAGACCGCTACAAACATAAGAATCGCGTAGTAACGTACGGAGGTATTTGATGGAATTGACGATTGTACGCGGTGACACATTCAACATGCGGCTGACGTGGTGCAGCCTACCCGTCATCGCGAGCCCCATCACCGCTATCTCCAAAGGTATGCCGATGGTTGTAACTAGTCCAGCCCACGGGATGCTCGACGGGCACATGGCCGGGGTAATATCAGCTAAAGGTATGACTGAGGCCAACGCTGCTAAGATACAGCCTGGCACTGGAGTCATACTCACCCCCACAAAGGTAAAGGTTGTAGATGCGGACACCGTCCATTTTCTTGGCGTTAATTCGTCAGACTTCGGCACCTATACTTCTGGTGGGTTGCTCCAATACAACACGCCGCAGGATATGGCTGGCTACACCGCCAAGATGGAGCTTAGAGACAAGGCCGATGGTGTAATCTATTACACACTGACCACAGAAAACGGCGGCATAACGCTAGACAACACAACGAAGTTCATAACGCTTCTTATACCCAGGGCGGAGACCGCGGAGTTCACATTTAAGACCTTCGTAACGGATATCGCTATGATAACTGCGAATACCGAGCGGACGCTTGAGGTTGGGTCGACGGGTGTGGTTGTGTGGGAAGCCACAAAATGAGTAGTGTTTCCATCGTAGGGGCTGAAAAAGACATTGCTGTAGTTACCATCGAAAAAGATGCCGCCGTCGTAACTCTGGATAAAGACATAGCGATTGTAACAACCGGTATAGATATTTCAGTTGTAGGCACAGAAAAAGACATCTCGGTTGTTGGCGTGGAGAGAGATATCGCTATACTCACCAACGAGCCGAAAGATATATCCGTAGTTAGTGCTGGAGAGCAGGGCCCGACAGGCGCTACCGGCAGTACGGGGGCGACAGGCTCAACAGGCACTTCTGGATTTTCAGGTTATAGTGGATTAGATGGAACAGGCACTTCTGGATACTCAGGTTATAGTGGATTAGATGGA